GTAGTTGAGACCGACTCTACCAAACTGACTATAGACCCACTGGGTGTTCAGAGAAATGAATATCTGAAAAACATCCCAGTTTTCACCCCACACTTCAACAGTTCTGCCTCCCATGAGGTCGTCGGCAGTCATACCGAGTGCTTCAAGCTCGGATTGTGACGGCATCTTCTCGTAGCAAGCTGCCGCCACCTCCCTCAGTTTTTTACTCGACCCTCATTCAGGGCGGCGTAATAAACTTCACTGATGGCCGTAGCTGCGTTCGGATACTTGTCGAACAGCTCTTCGATACCATCGCGATCAAACTTTTCGCTGACACCTTCCCAGCCCTCCATGATTTCCATGAGGCTATCGACATCAGTCTGCTCTTTGTTCTTCAGCATGGCTTCGTGCATGGCCAGCAATTCCTTGCGACCCTTGTGCTTGAAGATACCTGTGAATTTGGCCTCGCCAAACGGCGTCGGGAATTTGATTTCCGCCTTGAAGGTCGGTTTCGGTTTGATAACAAACATGGTTTCCACTCCATTAACCCCACTCAAAAGGTCCGCTGACATGCGTGTGAGTGGGAGGCACGCCCCTTTCGGGTGGTCAGCGGATTGCTCGGTAAAACGCCAACTACACACTGCTGGCGTTTATGTCACGCCATTAGGCAGAATAACGAACCGGCTCTGCAGCGTAAGACAGGGTGATCTGAGAAGTCAGAGCCTCGTTCTTGCCAACTTCAGGAACCTTCTGCAGTGACCAGTACGCATTGGCGATGAGCTTAGAACCATTCGGGAAGCTCATCTTCAGGCCATACGGGGCGGAAGCGTCAGCTGCGGCTGAGACGTCCCCATACCATGTCAGTGTCGGATCATCGAACACGCCAATATTCATGGTCACAGCGGAACGAATTGTCGGAACCTGCTTGGCGGTACGATCGGACAAAGACGTGATGTCGGCAAATTGCTGCTCACCACCAGAAGCGGACATGTCCTTCAACTGCGTCAGCTGGGACCACGCGGTGATGCGACGGATGGAACCAGCACCTGCACCAGCCGGATACTTGGTGGTGGACGTAGTGTTGATACTTTCGAGAGTGACGTCATTGCTGGCAACAGTCTTCACGCGAACGACACGCTTGTCCAACAGGTCCCAACCAGAGGTCAGTTCCAGGTAGTCACCAACAACAACAGAGTGACCGGCACCGAGAGTGGCGACAGCTTCAGTGGCGTTGGTCAAAGCACTCATGGTCACTGACGTACCATAGGTTTTGGCAATCTCAAGGGAGGTGCCGGTAGAAAGAGTAATAGCCATGGAGATCTCCTTAAAGTGGCCTTGATTTATAGATAATGCCTATCGGCAAAGTCTATCCGATAGACGTGCTCTATGCAACCATCAGAACTTGGAATAAAAGCTAATCGGAACAATGATTTCCTGAGAAACCCAGCCATCTCTGACAGTCTTTCTTCCCGGCGTTGGAACACCGGTTTGAACACCGCTCAGGTTCCGCATCTTCATGAGAGATCTCACGTAGTCGAAGAACACGAGCGAGCTCCTAATGCCAACACCTTCTCTTACGAAAAGTTGTAGCACAACCTCACCTGACGTCCTGTCACCTGGAAGGACTGCCTGGTCGTACGGGTCTATGTCCAGGTCAGACTGAACAGAGTCCTGGAAGTCAATTTCCACGCGCAAAAACATGTCACCGACCGCGTCCATGTCGACGCTCAGCGTGTTTTCGTAGAACACCTTCAATGTGGGCTGATCGGTATTCAGCGCTGTGTTTATGTGGCCAACGATCGCGTCGCGAGCCTGTGTATACGTTGTCATACACCAACCTTTCTTAGAGCGGCCAGTTGTGTCGGCCCCACCTTGCCAAATCTGTTCATTGCAAACGCCACGCTGCGACGCATGATCGAGTGTGCACCAGCATTCACCGGCCTGAAATTGATCATGTTGTTCTCAATCAACCATGCGTGAGGCTCGTCGTGTGCTGCCGAGTTATGGAGGTACAGAGTCTGTCCGAGTTTGAAACCTGAGAAATCGGCACGGGATTGCGCATACTGAATTGCCGACACAGAACCCTTTTTGTATCTCGGGACTCTTCCAACACCACCAATAGCGTTATGGTCGAACTCAGGGCGGAGCGTGCCAATACTCACCTTCCAATTGGCCACGTAGTCACCTGAATATTGAGGCCCGTTGTAAATCGCATGATTGAAGATCACCTTGGCAACACCGACAGCGACATCCTCTGCCGCTGTTTTCACCTCGTCGATCCAATCAGATACGACAAGGTCAAATGTCGATGATTTCTTAACCTCTGCGAACATGGATGCTCCACTGAGCACCTTCGTCAACCACAGACAACACACGCCACACTCCATCGGAAAGTGTCAGGTTGTCTGGCGGTTTCGGAGTTGATGATTTGAGCATGATCACCTGCATGTCACCTCTGACATACGGCACTGTAGAGGCTGTCAGGTATTCATAGTGCTCCTGCCACTTCACGCGCATGATCGGCACACTTGCAGTGCTCGACGCGTATGTATCAGTGACAGGATTGTAAGTTCTGGTTGCGAGCGTGGCTGTCTCAAACAAGGGCGCATCCAACATGTTGGCCAGGGCGATGCGCAGGCCAGACGACGACACATAGGATTGCTTCACGATGTACCAATTGTCTCCCATCTTGACGAGGGAGTTCGCCGGAGCACTCTCAGATCCTGCCAAAAACAACTGATATTGAGGTGGGTATCGACTGCTGTCAGCAGCTTCAGGTAGGTATCGGCTAAAGACCAGTGACGCATAGGCTTTGGTGCTGGCCACAGCGCCGAGTTTATCCGCAATGGACGTCAGCTCGGCCAGGCCGTCCGCACCCTGTATGACGTAATTCCTTCGGATGACAGCGCCCTTCCAGAAATCAGGCGTGCTGGCACCAACCATGTAATGCTCACCGTCGATAGAAACCACTCCACGTGCCGGAATTGAAACATCCGGCGACGTGGACATGGAGCGCTTCTTCACTGCCACGCCATCGATCTTGAAAAGTTCAAGCGGTGCAAGCTGACACTTGAATGTGGCCAAACCATAGCTGTCTTTGGCCACAGTGTTGTCAAACTTGTTTGCGATGTTTTTCAGTCTCATGTTCCGGCGATTGGATCAGAAGTTGGTGAGGCGACGCTGAAAAAATTACGGCGCACGGACGTAGATGTTGATGATCCAACAGCAGCAAGGGTAGTTTCCAAATAGGTTCTGAGGCGAGAATATTCGCGAGCCACCGATGCTATTGTTTCCCTATACCCCGTATCAAACCTCGTTCCGCCGGCCTTGCTGTCTGTCTCCTGCTTGGCAACAAAAAGAGGTATGGAATTGCTCAGGTGTTTCGCCACAGAGTATGTGGCAAACATGTTTACGGCAGCCACCAGCCTGACCTGCAGATCGCTCTGAGGCTCAGCTGCGTACGCCGCCTCATAAGCGGACACCAGTGTCAAAGAGACATCTTCGAGCTCCATGAGTAGATGGTTGCCATAAATCGGCAAATCTAACGTGGTGTCGTCCAGGTCATCAGAGGTGACACCGAGTGCCGCCCTCACTTCGTCGTGAGATGTATAAGGTGTGATCATTCAGTCACCGTGAGATTGCCAGCATCGATGTTTGCCTGCAGCCACGGGTGCATCTCGACCTCAACAGGAGTTGAGCCGATCTCTACATTCTTGACAAGATCTACGAAACGCCCGCGACTTGAGAACACCTTGACCTTACCATCAACAACAGCTTCGACCCTGGCTTTCCGAGTCTTCTTTGTAGATTCCATTCCACACTCCTCATGGTAAAACGGCCCCGTCACAGGGGCCGTTGTCTTCGATCAACCTACGGATTAGGAGTAGGTCAGAACTTCGAACGCATCCGTGAAGAGGCGACGCGTGATCTGGCCGAAGTCGAAGCGCATTGCTGAGCCGCGACGCAACACGAAGTCTTCTTGGGCCTGGTAGGAAGCGTTGGTGCTGGTAACGCGATGGATAGCGTAGCGAGCGTCGATACCCAGAACAGTGCCTGCCGGCCAACCCACTGACGGGTCAACGATGAAGATCGGCAGATCGGCAGCCCAGGTCGGGTTCTTGACAGAAACCGTGGTGTCGATACGCGGGCTGGTTGGGTTGTCACCCTGCACGTTCGGACGACCGGCACGACCTTCGATAGCCATTGCTCCGGCGATGTCGGTGATCAGGTGCGTGATACGACGCTTGTTGCTGTTCTTATACAGCCACAGCATCCATGCCTTCTGAGTGATACCGGAGGTTGCAGCGGCATCCAAAGACACGGCGGTCGTAACCTTGCTCAGGCTGGACAAAGAGCCCTGGCCCATGTCAGCGTCACCGTTCAACAGAGCCAACAGGTTCTGGTTCGCACGCTCGTTGCGCTCAACAGCAACTTGACGGGCGATAGCCAGAGACAACAGGTCCAGATCAACGTACTTGGTGGACTGCTCAGACC